TTTGCCATGAGTGCCATGAAGCAGTGCATGGTTACAGAAAACCGCAGAAGCAGGAACCGCTGACAGAGGAACGCTGGGACTGATACCCCCCGGTCGAAAAATTTGCGATTTTTGGCGGCCGGCCGGAGACCGGTGGGTGGCCTCGACAAATCTGCGAAAGGTCGCACATGATGAAAAAATAAAAAAATAGGGGTGAAAAAATGGCCGAAAAAAAAGCGGATATATTAGAAAGCTTAAAAGAGCAGCTGCGAAAAAAACAGGCAGATATTTCCGTCTTCAAAGACCTTTTGGACGACTATATGACCCTCTATGATGTCAAAAAGAAGCTAAAAACAGATATAAAAAAGCGCGGAGTGACCTTTGAGACCACATCCGCAAGCGGGAAAGCAACGATTGTAAAACAGAACCAGTCGGTCAAAGATCTGGTTGCTGTCAACAAACAGATGCTGATGATTCTGGACAAGCTGGAGTTGACAACGAAAGAAACAATAAAGGGGGATGATGATGACGAATTGTGATCCACGCATAGAGGAGTTCATGGAGGCCGTAGAGTCTGAGAAAATCAGAGTTTCCAGGGAAGTCAAAGCACTGGTATCACACGTCAGAAGTTGTTTCAAAAACGAAGACATATACACAGACAGCGAACAGCTGACGAAATATATCGGGATCGCAAAATATTTCCCGTTTGAAAAGTTATTTCCCTGGCAGATTTTTGTCGTGGGACTGCACGATTGCACATACTGGAGGGTATCAAAGACTCCACGCTGGCCGGATCTTTTCTGTATGCTCGGAAGGGGTGCAGGAAAAGACGGAACAATAGCGTGGGAATCTGCCTGCCTGGTAAGTCCATATAACGGAATCAGGGCGTATGACGTAGATATTTGTGCAAATAACGAAGATCAGGCACTAAGACCCGTCAAAGACGTGGTGGAAGCTCTTGAAACGCCTGAACACACGAAAAAATTAAAAAAATTCTATTACTGGACATCCGAGAAGGTAGTAGGAACAGAAACGAAATCAACGATTCTGGGACGTACAAATAACCCATCCGGAAAAGACGGAATGCGCTCCGGCATGGTGGTGTTTAACGAGATTCACCAGTATCAGGATTACAAAAACATTGAAGTGTTCACAACCGGACTTGGAAAGAAACCACATCCACGCCGGTCCTACTACACCACACAGGGAGATATAAGAGAAGGACCGCTTGACGATATGCTTGGAACTGCAACGGACATTCTTTTTGATGATCTTCCGGATAATGGTATGCTGCCATTTATCTGCAGACTGGACAGTAAAGAAGAAGTATACGACGAAAAGAACTGGGAAAAAGCAAACCCGTCCTTGCCATATCTCCCGACATTAATGGGAGAAATGCGAAAAGAGTACAACGACTGGTTAGCGCATCCGGAACGTCTCACTGCATTTATGACAAAGAGAATGAACATCCCAAGCGGATCCACAGACATAAAAGTATGTTCTTACGAGAAAATAAAGCTCACGAACAGAGAAATACCGGATCTGTCAGGATGGACATGTACCTGCGGAATTGACTTCTCGAAGATTACGGACCTTGTTTCCGTAAATCTGCATTTCAGGGATGAAAATATCCGGTACGACATTAACCATTCATGGTTATGTAGCCAGTCAAAAGATATTCCAAGGATAAAAGCTCCTCTGGAAGAGTGGAGACGGAGAGGATTGCTGACAATGGTGGATGATGTGGAGATACATCCGGAGATCATCACTGATTATATTCAGGCAGCAATGATGAAATATTGCATAAAAGGAATTGCGATTGATGATTTCCGCTATGCTCTGCTGGCAGCAGCACTCAGGGAAATCGGATTCGACGCAAAAGTATATAAAAATTTAAAACTTGTACGTCCCTCAGACATAATGAGGGTTACAACGGTAATAGACAGTTGCTTTGCAAATGACAATTTTATCTGGGGAGACAATCCAGTGCTCCGTTGGGGGACGAACAATACAAAAATGATCCCATACGGGCGAAAACCGGGAAAGAAAGATGATGCAGACATAGGAAACTATGTATACGGGAAAATTGAAGCAAAAAGCAGAAAAACAGACCCGTTCATGGCACTTGTTGCATCAATGGCGATAGAGGATATGATCCCATACGCACAAACGGCAGCAGTGCCTGATATTGGAGTAATGACTTACTGAAAGGGGGTGAGAAAGGTTGGGATTTTCATTCAGGAATCTGATACGGGGAAAGCCAGAACCAGAGCAGCCAGAACCAGAGCAGTCAGTTGAAAATGTGTCTCGAATTGAGATTGCAGACAATCCGATCGAGAGCATAATGACAGAAATTTATCTGAGGGAATTGGCTTTTCAGAGAGCGATTCAGATTCTTGCAAAAATGTTAGGAAAATGCGAGATTCGTACATTCCTGAATGGTGACGAAATATTCCGTGACGAATATTACACTTGGAACTACGAACCAAACAGAAACCAGAATAAACAGCAGTTTTTTGACAAACTGATCGAAAAAATGTTCAGAAATGGAGAGGCGTTGGTTGTTGCTGGAATAGATGGACAGCTCTATGTGGCAGATTCGTTCTGTACAACCAGAAGCGCACTGTACGGGAACACGTACAGCCAGGTGCAGATTGATGATTACACTTTTCAGAGATCGTTTAGATCCACAGATGTTCTGTATCTGAAACCGAACTGGAAAAATGTAAATACGATTCTACATGGGTTATATGGATCCTATGCGAAGCTGATCCAGTACGGAACCAAGACTTTTATGCAGTCGCATGGCTCAAAAGGAACTCTGGACATATCAGCCGTAGCCCAGAACGCAAAAAACTTTGATGATACTCTTAAAAAATTGCTAAATGATTATTTTAAGACGTTTTTTGAAAGCGAAAATGCAGTTCTGCCACTGTTCGAAGGGTATACATTCACAGAAACGAACAGATCAAAGAATTACAATGAAACAACAACAAGAGACATAAAAGCACTGTATGATGATGTATTCGACTTTACAGCGAGGGCAATAGGAATCCCTCCGTCAATCCTGAAAGGGGACGTGCAGGACAACAGCAAGGCAATAGACGAACTACTGACTGTTGCACTGGATCCATTAGCCGGATCCTTAGAAAGCGAAATCAACCGCAAAAAATACGGGAAAGCCGTATTGAAGGGCAGCCGCTGCATGGTAGACACGTCACACGTTAAGCATGTTGACATATTCAGCAATGCGACGCAGATTGACAAGCTGGTACAGTCTGGAACGCATACGATCAACATGATCCTGCGCGCAATGGGACAGCCGCAGATTAATGAGGAATGGGCGAACCAGCATTTTATTACAAAGAATTACAGCACAGTACAGGATTTATTGAACAGCCTGGAAGGAGGTGGAGAAAATGGCGGGAATGGAAAAAACACAGAATAAAACAAATTACTGTTTTAAGCAGGCAGCAGATCCGGCGGTACATTTGCTATACATCTATGATGATGTATCAGCGTATGGAGAATTTGACTGGAAAACATGGTCATATACCGAAAGCGAGACATCTGCGAAGTATTTCCGCGATCAGCTGGCGGCAATTCCGGAAGATCATACAATTGAATTACATATCAATTCAAATGGTGGATCCGTAAAAGAGGGAGTAACGATCTACAACCTTTTGAAACAGTCTGGAAGCCGCGTAAAAGGAATTGTTGATGGCGTGGCGTATTCCGTAGCTTTTGTGATTTTACAGGCATGTGACGAAAGGATTATGGGCGTAGGAACAACAGCACTGATCCACGAACCATGGGTAACTGCATCCGGAAATGCAAGAGAGCTGAGAAAGACAGCGGATGATCTTGACGTACTTACGGCAAGCAATCGGAAAATCTTCCTTGAGCGTTCAAATCTGGAAGAACAGCAGCTTGCAGACATGATGGAGGCAGAAACCTTCCTGACTCCAGATGATTGTCTGGAATATGGCCTGATCGACAAGGTAGAGGATTACGGACACGCGCCAGAGGGAGACACGACAAAAGAAGGAATGCAGAAACGTCTCCAGGAAGTTATGCAGCACATGAAAGATACGAAGTCTTTCAGAGAGCAGCTGGAACTTATGCAGAAAGGACAGAAACCCGAACCGGGAAAGAAACCGGAAGAACCAGAGAAACACACACTGCAGGGATTTCTGCAGGGATTCAAAAAAGGAGAGTAAAATGAAAAATAAAGATTTTGCCGCATTAAAGAGAACGGAAATCCTCAACAGAATGAACGCAGCTGTTGCGGAGAATGATTCAGAAGCGTTTTCAAAAGCATATCTGGAATTATGCCAGGACATTGAGGAGAACGTGCTTGAACAGGCGAAAGAGCTTGTAAATCAGAGCGACATGAACGTACTTGCACAGAGAGGCGTGCGTCAGCTCACAAGCGCAGAAAGAGAATATTATGAGAAAGTAATTGACGCAATGAAATCTTCGGATCCAAAGCAGGCCCTCAACAATATTGAGACTGTTTTCCCGGAGACAATCATTGATTCTGTCTTTGAAGAACTGACAACAAATCATCCGCTGCTGTCAAAATTAAATGCAACAACTGTAACCGGTCTCACAAGAATGATGTTAAACACAAACGGAGAGCAGAAAGCAGCATGGGGCAAACTCAGCAGCAAGATCATTGAAGAACTGACATCCGGATTCAAAGAAGTAGACGTAACTCAGGATAAACTGAGCGCATTTCTGCCAGTTTCAAAAGCTATGCTTGACTTAGGCCCTGCATGGTTAGATAACTACGTGCGTCAGGTGCTCACAGAAGCTCTTGCAAATGGGCTTGAGTACGGAATCGTAAATGGTACCGGAAAAGACATGCCAATCGGAATGGCGCGTCAGGTAGGAGACGGAGTGAACGTTGTGTCTGGAGAATATCCGGAAAAAGAGACTATCAAAATGACAGCTCTTGATATGATCCAGCTTGGAAATGTTACATCTATCATGGCAAGAAACAGCAAAGGCCAGGCGAGGACAGTAGATAACCTGATTATGATTGTAAATCCGGTGGATTACTGGAAGCGAATCCTTCCGGCAACACGCGCAATGTCTCCGGACGGAATATATGTTTCAACACTTCCGATTCCTCTGGAAATCATCCAGTCGGCAGCAGTTACAGAAGGAACTGCAGTATACGGAATGGCCGGAAAGTATTTCCTTGGCGTAGGAATGTCCAAAAACGGAAAGATTGAGTATTCAGATGAATACAGATTCCTGGAAGATGAAAGAGTATACCTTATCAAGTTATATGCTCACGGATTCGCACTGGACAACAATGCTTTTGTCGTTCTTGACATTACAGATCTGCATCCGGTTCGCTTCGAGGTTGTAAGCAAACAGGAGGAGCATGTAGATAATGCACTGCTGTCTGATCTGAGAATTGGAGGATTAACTCTCTCACCGAAATTTGACAGCGACACAAACACATACACAGCAAAAACAACAACTGCAACAAACACAATCACAGCGTTCCCGAAATCAGGAACAGCAGCGATTGAAATTACTGCAGGATCCAGTAAAGTAACAAACGGCGGAAAGATCACATGGAACGCTGGAGCCAACACCGTAACTGTTAAAGTTACAGACGGAGAACAGACAAAGACATACACCGTAACTGTAACAAAGGAGTGATAAAATGAGTGCTATGTCAGAAAATGATTTATCAAAACTTCTGGAGGATGTCAGAAACTATCTGGACATCACCTGGGACGATCCAAAAGGAGATGAAAAGCTCCAAGGAATGATAAAAAGAGGCATGGCATCATTAGCCGGAAAAATAGGGGAGTGCGATTTCCTGGGGGATACTCAGGAAAGGACACTCCTTTTTCAGCTTGTAATGTATGAGTATTCTGGAGAACTGCAGCAGTTTTGGGAAAACTACAAAAGTGAGGTTATTGGACTGCAGATAGCAAAGAAGGTGGAAGAATATGCCAAGAGCCAGGCGTAAACAGTTTGAAACGTTTACAGACGGGATACTCAGTATCTGCAAAACAGAAGACAGGGTGATCGTAGACACGAAGCTCAAGAACATTCGCTTCGGAAACCGAACAATTGGAGAGAGACGATATTTTGACGCACAGACAGCAGGAAATAAAATAACAAAATTGTTAAGCATTCCGGCAGCAGTGCTGAACAGGGAAGATATTGAAGCTCTTGACATTGTTATCATTGATTCGCAAAGCGGCTGGCTCTGGGATCCATTCGATTTTGAAAGAGATGAAATTATCAATGAACATAATCCGGCAATGTACAAAATAGTGCAGATTCAGGAGAAATTTGACGCTGCACCACCTGCAATATATCTGTCACTGGAAAAAATCGTACAGTTGTATAAAGACAGGAGGGGCGACAATGGCGGATAGTATCAGAATTGATGATCTGGCAGCAGAAATAAATCGCCTTGTTGAAGACTATGGAAAACAATGCACTGAGACAACGAAGGAATGCGTAAATAATGTTGCAAAAAAGACAGTATCAAAGCTAAAACAGACATCCCCGGTAAATACCGGAAAGTATAAAAAAGGATGGAAGAAAACTGTTGTGAAAGAAAATTCTACAAGTTTAGTTATTGCGATCCACGATGCAAAATACTCCCTGGTGCATTTGCTTGAAAAAGGACATCAGAAAAGAGGAGGCGGAAGGGTAGCCGCAATCAAACATGTGGAACCAGCAGAACAGGCAGCAATAGCAGAGCTGGAAAAGGAGATCATGTCAAGGCTATGATGTCAGTTGAAAATATCAAAGAAATGTTGAATGAAATCGGCTTGCCATATGAATACGATCATTTTTCGACTCATAACTGGATAGAGCCGCCTTTTATCGTATGGAAGATTCCGGAAAGTGATAATTTTCATGCGGACGGAATTACATACGCAAAAATCGATGTTCTGAATATCGAATTGTATTCAGACGAAAAGGACTGGAGCAATGAAAAGAAGATAGAGGACATCCTGGATAAGTATGGAATCACATACGATAAGACAGGAGAATATCTTGACTCAGAAAAAATGTACGAAGTTTTATACGAAATGGAGGTATAAAGATGGGTAAAAAAGATAACAAAGTTAAGTACAATCTTAAAAACGCACATTACGCATTACAGAACGAAGGAGAAGATGGAACAATTACTTTTGAAGCCCCGAAAGCGATTCCGGGATCTGTATCCATATCACTTGACGCAAATGGAGATATTTCACCGTTCTATGCAGACGGAATCCAGTATTACGTGTCAGCTGCAAACAACGGATATGAAGGAGATGCAGAATTTGCATTAATTCCGGATTCTTTCAGACAGGATGTCCTGAAAGAAAAGAAGGACGAAAAAGGTGTGCTGCATGAAATCAGTGATTCTACGGATACACAGAAATTTGCACTTCTGTTTGAATTTGATGGAGATCGGAAAGGAATCAGACGAGTTCTCTATAACTGCACAGCTACCAGACCGTCAATCGAATCCGAGACGAAAGAAGATAGTATTGAACCTGGCACAGAAACAATTACGATCAGCAATGCTCCACTTCCGAACGGACGGGTAAAAGCTCAGACAACGGTAGACACAGACGACACTGTATACAGCGGATGGTATAAGACAGTGTACTATCCAGAAACAATCACAGAAGCAACGCAGGCTGTTAATGTAGATAAAAAAGCCGCAGGAGAATAAGGATGCTGACAAAAACAATTAAAATTGATGATAAAGAGGTGCTTTTTGCCGCTTCTGCTGCAATTCCGAGAATTTATCGGATTCAGTTTCGGAGAGATATTTTTCAGGACATGGCAAAAATTGAAAAGTCCGTAAAAAAATCACAGGATAAGCAGACTGAAACGAAGGTGTCCGAGTCGGACATCCCTATTGAGGATTTGGAGATGTTCGAAAATGTAGCGTTCGTAATGGCAAAACACGCAGCACAGAAAAAGGGACAGGATTTCCCAGAAGATGTATACGACTGGTTAGATCAGTTTGATACATTTTCAATTTATACAATTTTCCCGGAGATTGTAAAACTCTGGAACCTGAACCAGCAGACACAGGCAGAAGCAAAAAAAAACTTCGACCAAGTAGCCGGGAAATGACGACACCTCTATTCCTTCTCAGGTGCGCGCAAGTTGGAATAAGTATCCAGGATTTAGACCTTCTGACAGTAGGTCTTGTCCTGGATATTTTTACGGAAAAAAATAACGACGACTATAAATGGCCGAAAATGGCAACTCAGGAGGATATGGATAAATTCTAAACGGAGGTGATAATTTTTGCCTAAAGGCCGCGACATAAGGGGACTTACGATTGAAATTGGCGGCGATACCACAGGACTACAAAATTCACTTAAAAATGTAAATTCACAGATAAAGACCACACAGGCACAGCTGAAAGATATAAACAATCTGCTGAAACTGGATCCTACGAATGTGGAATTATTACAGCAGAAACAGAAAGCGCTTGCTGACGAAATCGAAAGCACGAAAGAAAAGCTGGAAACCTTAAAGACTGCAGAGCAGCAGGCACAGCAGCAGTTTGCAGAGGGAAAAATCTCTCAGGAACAGTATGACGCTCTGAAAAGAGAAATCATTGCAACCGAGGAGAGTTTGAAGTCTCTGGAAAATGAAGCAAAGAATGCACCTACTCAGATGCAGCAGTCGCTTGATGGTCTGAATACAAAAATAAATACTACACAGACAGAACTCAAAGAAATTGATAAGTTGCTGAAATTGGATCCTACGAATGTGGAATTATTACAGCAGAAACAGAGAGCACTGTCTGATGAAATCGGAAACACAAAAGAAAAGCTGGAACTTCTGAAAAACGAAGAAGGGGAAGTACAGCAGAAATTCCAGGAGGGAAAAGTATCCCAGGAACAGTATGACGCTCTGAAAAGGACAATTATAGAAACAGAACAGAGCTTGCAATCACTTGAGAATGAAGTTGGATCAGGATCCGCAAAACTGGCCGAGATTTCTGAAACATCCGGGAAAATAGGGGAGTCGCTGACATCTGCCGGAGAAAAAATGCTTCCGGTTACGGCGGCAGTGACAGGACTTGGAACAGCAGCAGTAAAGACTGCGGCAGATTTTGACAGCTCCATGTCCAATGTGGCCGCAATATCCGGATCATCTGCGGAAGACATGGATAAGTTGCGAGAACGTGCAAGAGAGATGGGAGCACAGACAAAATTCTCTGCAAAAGAAGCCGGAGACGCTATGGGATACATGGCAATGGCCGCATGGAACGCACAGCAGATGTATGACGGTCTCCCTGGAATAATGAACCTTGCGGCAGCGTCCGGAGAAGACCTTGCAACTACATCAGATATTGTTACAGACGCGCTTACAGCTTTCGGAATGAAGGCAGAAGACAGCTCTCATTTTGCAGATGTACTTGCACAGGCATCATCCAGTGCAAATACCAATGTTGGAATGATGGGCGAAACATTTAAGTACGTTGCACCAGTCGCAGGCGCATTGGGGTACAACGCCGAAGACACAGCGGTAGCAATTGGACTTATGGCAAACTCTGGAATTAAAGCATCACAGGCAGGTACACAGCTAAGATCATCTCTGACAAATATGATTAAACCGTCAAAAGATGTCGGAGACGCAATGGAAAAGTGGGGCTTTTACGCAACAGAAGCCGCGACCGCCGTAGATCAGGCAAAAGTTGATAAGCAAATGCTTAGAGTGCAGAAAGCCTCTCTTGCAGCAGATAAAGCCCAGCAGTCTTACAACGACGCAGTATCAAAATACGGAGCTGAGTCAACAGAAGCCTCCAACGCTGCAGCAACGTTGGAAATAAAACAGACAGAGCTTGCAAGTGCAAACGAAACCCTGACACAGCTGCAGGAAGGAACCACGCAAAACGTAAGACTGTATAACAAGGCTTTACAGAACGAAGATGGCAGCATGAAATCCCTTAAAAAGACAATGGATTTCTTGAGAGAAACAATGGGAAATATGTCAGAAGCAGAGCAGACCCAGGCCGCAACAGCTATTTTCGGGAAAGAAGCCATGTCCGGAATGTTGGCGATCATCAACGCATCAGATACAGATTACGAAAAACTTATCAAGAACATCGATAATTGCGACGGAGCCGCGGAGAATATGGCTGAAACCATGCAGGACAATCTTTCTGGACAGCTTACAACTTTGCAGAGTGCCTTGCAGGAGCTGGCAATTGCCTTCGGAGAAATCCTGATGCCATATATCAGAAAAGCGGCAGAAGTTATTCAAGGGTTTGTTGAAAAGCTCAATGGAATGAGTGAAGGACAGAAGAAAGTAGTTGCTACAATTGCACTGATAGTCGCCGCGATTGGTCCGTTGTTGATAATGGTTGGAAAGGTTGCAACCGGAATATCTGCAATTACAGGACTGTATTCTAAGATGAAAACTTTAACAACAATAACGAGTATTATTGGAAAACTAAAAGGTGCTTTTACCGCGCTGTTTGGAGTAATAGCCGCAAACCCAGTTATTGCTGTCATAGCCGCGATTGTGGCAGCTCTGGTATTGCTGTACACAAAATGCGAATGGTTCCGGGATGCAGTAAATGCAGTCGTCCAAAAAATTGTATCGTTTTTTACAGACACAATACCGCAGGCGTGGAGCACACTGATGGAATTTCTTTCAGGAGTTCCGGAATGGTGGTCTGGTATCTGGCAGCAGGTTTCGGACTTTTTCATGCAGATATGGAATGGAATCGTAAACTTTTTTACCGTAACAATACCGCAGGCATGGAACAGCGTTGTTGCATTTTTTACGGGTATTCCAGCGTGGTGGTCCGGCATCTGGCAGCAGGTTTCGGATTTCTTTATAAAAATCTGGACGACAATGATGCAGAATCCGATTATATCTGGAATTGTGACAACGATCACAACGCTATGGCAGAATGCGGTTAATACACTGCAGAACATCTGGCAGGGACTTGTAACGATTGCACAGGGCGCATGGGAATTGCTGAAAAATACAATTCTCGCACCGGTGCTCTTGCTGATTGACCTGGTAACAGGAAATTTTGATAAGCTCAAAACAGACGCATCAAATATCTGGACAAATATCAAAGACGCAGCGCAAACAATATGGACCGGAATCAAACAGGTTGTGTCCGCCCTGGCGAAAGGACTTGTTACCGCAGTCACAACATTATTTACAGGATTCCGGGACACAGTGTCAAAAATATGGGATTCTGCTTCTCAGGCAGCGTCAAAAGCATGGACAGCGATCAAAGGGTTCGTTGCCAACAATGCGAAAAAGCTGAAAGAAAGTGCAACAGAAGCAATCCAGAATTTAAAGGACAGAGCATCAGAATATTGGGACAACATAAGAGAGAGAACGTCCGAAACGTGGCAGAACGTAAAAGAAACAGTTATACAATACGCCGGAAACATGAAAGACAGAGCTGTTGATACATTTAACAGTGTTGTATCTGGAATATCCGGAGCGCTGTCAGGCGTATACTCTGCTGTTGTAAATGGATTTTCCAGCGCAATAAGTTATATCACAGGATTACCAGGGCAGGCGGTTCGCTGGGGGCAGGATTTCGTGAATGGTATTGCAAACGGAATCAGGAGCTGCATAGGTAACGTAACGAATGCAGTATCAAACGTGGCGAACACAATCAGATCGTGGCTGCATTTCTCAAGACCGGATGAGGGTCCGCTACATTACTATGAAGAATGGATGCCGGACTTTATGAAAGGTCTTGCGACAGGAATTGAAAAGAGCCAGGGACTTGTTGCTGACGCAATGAAAGATGTTCAGATGGATATGCAGTTAGATACAAGTTCAATGAAACCAGCTAATAGCCTGAACAAAACAGATATAACCGGAATAACCGGAATGCTGGCACAGCTGATCCAGGTAATGAGCGCAGGACAGGAGATCTATTTTGACAACAGAGAATGGGCTGGGAAACTTGCACCTGCAATCAATAATGAACTTGGAAGAATAGCAAAGGAGGCAGCTTACAGATGAATAATGTATTGACAATAAAAGCAACAATCACTGTTGAAAACTCTGGGAAAGTCATAGATACATTAGCAGACTGGGGCTGTGCAATTGGCAATAATGATTATATCGGGGAACCAGAGGTAGAGACGTATTTCATTGATGTCCCAGGAGCTGACGGTTTTCTGGATGGATCAGAAGCAATCACCGGCAGACCAGTATATAAATCAAGGGAAATTGATATTCTGTTCGGAGGTAAGAAGCCACGCGAAGACTGGGACAGTTTTATTTCGAATATTCGAAACAGACTGCATGGTAAAAATATAAGGATAACATTTTCAAACGATCCAGCATATTACTGGACCGGAAGAGCGTACATAACAGATTTTGACCGGTCAAGAGAGATCGGTCAATTTCATTTAAGCGTTCCGAAAGCAGATCCTTATAAATATTCGCTTGCTGACTCAACGGAGGAATGGCTCTGGGATCCGTTCGACTTCGAAACCGGAGTGATAGATCAGGGAGCCGGAATCACAATATCTGGATCAGGATCATATACAGTATATTCTGGAGATGTAGCAATCGTTCCGGTGCTGAATGTAAAAAGTATTGGATCAACAGGACTAAAGGTGACAGCGTGCGGAGAAACCTACACTCTGACACTGGGGAGAAATCGCTTTCCAGATATTGTTGTATACGGATCTGACGTAACACTTGAATTTGCCGGATCAGGAACACTGGACATTGTTTACAGGAGGGGATCATTGTAATGTACAAAATTAAATTAGATGGCAAGATCCTGTATTATCCAGGAGACCGGGAGGCAGCAGTTATCAATCCGGAGCTGGACCTGCAGACAGGATATGCAGGAGAGTTAATCCTGAAAGTACCGGCTTTAAATCCTCTGTACAATGATATTCATAACAGAAAAAGCATGATTTCAGTGTACAGAGATAAAACAGAAATCTTTTACGGAGAAGTCCGCACAAGAGAAAAAGACCGGTTTAAAAATCAACCGATTAAAGCAACCGGAGCGTTGTCGTTCCTGGCAGATACGATTCTGCCGCAGCAGGAATGGCACGACATGTCGCCCAGGGAAATGTTAGACGCGTGGCTACAGCTGCACAATAATCAGGTTGAGGACAGAAAGAAAATCTATATCGGGGTTGTTACGATCCATGACAGCAATGACTCTCTGTACAGGATAACTGACAGAGAAAACACCCTTGAAGCGATCAGGGAGAAACTGATTGATCGCCTGGGCGGATACCTGAGACTCAGACACGAAGAAGACAAGCTATACCTTGACTGGATAAATATACAGGAATACGGCAAGTATTGCGAACAACCAATTCAATTCGGAGAGAACCTGCTTGATTACTCAGAGACAATGACTGCCGACGATGTTATCACAGCTCTGATCCCGCTGGGGGCAGCAATCGAACAGGAAACAGACGAAAACGCATCCGAATTTGAACGCCTTGAAAAGAATGTGGACATTACATCCGTAAACGACGGAAAAGACTACATATACAGCAAAGAGGCGGTAGAAAGTTTCGGATGGGTGTGGAAAACAGAGAAGTGGGACGATGTAGCAACGCCAGCGAACCTCCTGAAAAAAGCAACAGAATATCTGACGACGCAGCAGTATGAGAACCTTGTCATTTCCCTGACTGCAGTGGATTTGTCATTGTTTGGCCAGGATTATGATTCTTTTGATATAGGAGACCGTGTGCTCTGCAATGCAATTCCGTATGGAATGAAAAAAGTATTGCCGGTTATGGAAATGAAAATCCCATTGCAGCAACCAGATCAGGCGCAGTTGACGCTGGGAGAAAATCTGCAGCAGTCTTTCACAGATCAGACTACTGGGACATTTACTCAGATCCGGCAGGAAACAACAGAGGCTGGAAGAGTTCAAGCGTCTTGGATGAAATCCGCAATTGATAATCTTACGAAACAAATGACGGGAGCAAAAGGCGGATACAAACTCACAGAATTTGATGAAAACGGTCTCTGGCTTCGGGATCTGTACATGGATGCACCGGACAAAGAACAGGCAACAAATATACTACAGATAAATAAAAACGGAATCGGCGGATCTCACAATGGATATAACGGCCCGTACACGATCGGAATGACACTGGATGGCCAGATTATAGGAGAGAGAATCCTTGCCGGTTCTGTTAAAACAGAAGCACTCTCAACAGAGTGCAAAAACTACATTGAAACCAAAATATCAGATGGAGACTCTGCAAATAAAACAGCGATTCTGAAAGAGGTCACAACATCCCTGAAAGCCATGGACGGAAAGATAACTCTTTCTGTTTCGAGTTTGGAGCAGCAGCTGAAGAGAAAATCCGGAAACTGGTACGGAAATTATGAACCAACATCCGAAAACAATCCGGCATCTGCCTGGACGACAGACGAATTGAGGCAGGAACACGAAAGAGATCTCTTTTTCAATACCACAACCGGCTATGCTTATCAGTATCAGAAAAATGACAGTAATGAGTATGGATGGGTAAGGGTAAAAGATAAGGACATTGAAGCAGCTCAGAGTACAGCAGAATCTGCACTTTCAAAAATTGAAGTACAGGAAGGACTCATAACTGCAGAAGTATCCAGGGCAAAGGGAGAGGAAGAAAAACTCAGATCAGCAATAACGCTGACCGAGACAAATATCCTCTCAACAGTGTCGAAGACATATACGACACAGGAAATGGCAAATAAACTCTATGCAAACGCAGTGCAGGAAGGCCAGGACGCGGCAGATCAGGCAGAAAAGAATGCAAAAGACGATACAGATACAAAGCTGAAAAACTATTCTACGACAGTAGAAATGAACAGCGCAATCAATCAGGCGGCGGATAGCATTTCCCTGGAAGTATCAAAAAAATATGCTACAACCGGACAACTTGAAGAAAAATATACAGACGCAGTAAAAGCCGGGCAGACTGCGGCAGATCTGGCAGAGAGCAATGCCACGAAAGCTGGCCAGACGGCAGCAGCCAACGCCGAAGCAAACGCCACGAAAGCTGGCCAGGACGCGGCAGATCAGGCGGAAAAGAATGCGAAAGCAGATACAGATACAAAGCTGAAAAGTTATTCTACAACAGAACAAATGAATACGGCTATAAAGCTGGCAGTAGATAACATCACTCTTGAAGTAAAAACCGTACGCCAGGCAGTATCTGAGAAAAACGGAAATTTCTACGGAAGTAAAATCCCGACAACATCAAATGAACCAGCCTCAGCCTGGACAACTGATGACTTAAAATCTTTGCATGTCGGAGATATTTACTATGATATTACGACCGGATATGCGTATAGATACACGTATAAAACTCCGGGATTAAAGATCACATTTTCATCCGATTCGAGGACAGAGAGTGTAAATTACGATTATGTAAAGATTTATTACAACGACAACGGAACTATGAAACTTGCGGGAAAATTCGGAGGGACTGATATAGCAGGAGCTTCCGTCTTTGTTCCGACATCAGAATTTTATGTATATTGGCGTACAGATAGCTCAAGCTGCAACTTCTACGGATTCAGCATAGCATCAGTGACAAGTACATCAGGAGAAGGAACCGGAACTGCGGAATCATTGCCAAACTACACAGTAACAGAATTGTCAAAAGGAACATATCCGGAGAGTCCGAACCATGGAAATTACGGAAACAACATCAATTTGCTTTGGAAGTGCTCCGGAACGACATCTGGAAGTAAAACAGCATCATGGGAAAGAATCCAGGATCAAGACATTAGCGTTGCAAAAGCACAGGCGGATGCCGCAAAAAACACTGCAGATGCAGCGAAAGATACTGCAGATACTGCAAAAGATACAGCTGACACTGCAATATCAAGAATTACTGTTGCAGAAGAGTCAATCACATCAGAAGTGACAAGGGCGAAAGCTGCAGAAGAAAGTCTGAGCAGTTCGATTACACAAACAGCAAATTCAATTAGCTCAAAAGTATCAAAAGGATCCGTAATATCTGAAATTAACCAGTCGTCAGAATCTGTAACGATTAAAGCATCAAAGATTAATTTCAACGGATTAGTGACGGCGAATAGTTACTTTCAAATTCTTACAAATGGATCAATGAAAGCTACAGGCGGAACAATAGGCGGATGGAAAATAGCCTCAACATATCTGAAAGCCGGAAACATAACCCTGAAAAGCTCAGGGGTAATCCAGATAGGAAACGTTACTTTATCATCAGTATCAAATGCTTTTAAAATTCAAAGTGGAGTGAAGATATATTGCGGAACCAGTTCGTTCTCAGATGGAACGGACAGGTTTCAAATATACAACTTGCAACATGTAACGTCTGGAGGGCATATGGTATTTGCGAGCGACGGAGCAACAGTGGCTTATTTATCATCATCATCAAAGCGATATAAAGATCATATCGCAGATATGACAATAAACGAAGCGAAAAAAATACTAGATGTGCCGGTAATATGGTTTAAGTACAAAGAAAACTATTTAAGCCCGACAGACTGGCTAAATGGAAAGAAATTGCCAGGTTTCTACGCAGAAGATGTATACAGTATCTTTCCGGAAGCTGCACAGCTGAATGAGGAAGGGAAACCGGAAGACTGGAATTTCCGAATACTTATTCCGTTAATGCTTAAACTAATTCAAAATCTCTATGAGGAAAAGGAGAAAACAGCAAATGAATGAAGTAAAAGAAAAAGACAATAAAGAAACTATCAAGGAAGAAACGAAGGTGTCCGAGTCGGACACAGAAGAAAGCACCGCACAGGAACAGAAAGAAGATAACAACACAGCAGAGAAAGCAGTAGAAGCCCCTCCGTTGGGAGCAATCCTGGACAAAAGAACAGAAGAAATTCGAAACGTAGTATTCGGAGCAATGGCACAGTACGGAATACCTGCGTCATTAATGGATTACATGCTCACTTCCGTCCTGGCAGAAGTGAGAGACTTGAAGTCAAAAGAATATTCAAATAGCCTTGTAAATAAGGGGGAATAACAGTGGCAAATGTAAAAAAATATACAGATCAGATTGCAAAAGCACAAAAAGGGCGAGATGTCAGAGATGCGATCGTTAATGCAATAAATGAAGTATCAGATGAAAACAACGAATACAATCAAGTAAAAGCTGACATTCTCAAAGCACAGACAGATATAACCGAAAAAGTAGCGAAAAACGAACAGACAGAACAGACATTTGCAGCAGATGTAAAGAAAGCGGAAGAGTTAAAGCAGGGACTTGATACAGACATCACCCAGGGAACGGCACTCAAGAGCCAGTTGGACGACACTATTAAAATAGCAGACACAAGTAAAAAGAACCTGGACATATCTGTGAAAACTGCCGGAACAATAAAAGAATCATTAGAGTCTTCAATTGAAACAGCTAAATCTACAAGAACAGCATTAGATAATTCCAATACTGTTGCGGCACAGACAAAAACAGCATTAGATAATTCAAATGATACGGCCGGAGCTACAAAAACAGCATTAGATGAGTCAATAAGCAATGCCGGAACATCAAAACAGGAACTGGACTCTGATATAAACCAGGGCAACACTCTCAAAACACAGCTGGAAACAACAATTTCCACAGCAGACACCAGCAAGAAGAATTTAGATGCTTCCAACACGGCAGCAGGCAAAACCAAAACTGCTCTGGATACATCAAACACAACAGCAACCAAAACAAAAACAGATCTGGATGCAACAAATAAGACCGCAACAAGCCTGGATACATCTCTGGGAACCAAAATTACAGAGGGAACACAGCTGCAAGAAGATCTCCAGGAAACCGGAGAGACTGCGGTAACCAACATTCAGGCAGAAGCAAATAAACAGATCCAGAATATCGCTGCAGCTGGCGGAGGAATTGAAAACGCACTTTCAAATTTCTTTGCCCTCCGCAGAACCGGAAAAGTCTACACAACAAGAATCTACAAGTATGACACTTCTACCAGTCCAACAGGCGTGAAACTGAATGACAACGAGGGACTTGTGAGAAAACCGTCCACAAATACAGCAATCGGACAGGATGATTACAGAGAGATCGGCTTGTTTATGCACTTCCCTTGTAACTTCATTGTAGATGATAATGGTTTTATTCATATAACCGCACTGCAGGGACAACCAGATTTTAAGAAAACTGGAAAGGTGGATGTCGGAGAGGTTACAATGTCCGCCTGGGTAGGAATTACGGATAATCCGGAGTATGTAGATTATCACTACTCTGATAGTCCAAACGAAGCCCTGGGACTTGTACCGATGGGAGAATCCATCAATCCAGACGGCACACTTTCCCCGTTTATGGTTCATGGGAAATATGGAGCCGGAGATATTGATGGAGTGCCATATAGTTCAGCAGGCTTGATTCTTGCAAACGGAAGTCAGAAAGGCGGCAAACCAATATCTCACACCGGAATGATCGCATACATGAAGAAAAAAGGAAGCAGATACGTTGGTACAACCAACTGGGACCTGTTTTATAAACAGCTAATGTTGATTATTCTGTACGCTACAATCAACAGCAGGAGCGTTATGACCGGATGTAACTCATATACATCTCAGGAGATGGCGACAGTTGCAGAAACTGGAGTAACGAGAGTAATCCTGCCGAAAGCAAAAGCAAACAATTATATTGTTGGGTCTTATGTATCTGTCGGGGATATTGGTTCAAATACAAATAAAGACAGATATTACGCATACATGCACAATCTTGCATATGACGTTAAGATCTTGAAGATCGAACCGGTAGACGATACAAATTCTGCAATATATTTGAATACAGAACCATTCAACACGACATTGACAACCTGCATCTCAACAATGCTGTGGCGGACCGGCTCAACTGACAGCGTGCTTGGATCAGACGGATCACCGTTCTCAAATACAGATAATAAGAATCCATTTAAGATCCAGGGAATCGAAACCGGATACGGGGCTTATGAAGTTCTCAGCAATGTATTTATGGATATTGTTACAGATGAAGACGGAACACCAAAGAGAGACGTATACATCTGTATGGACGCATCACTGCTTACAACAGATATGAATGTAGCAAAGACACGATATAAGAAAGTAGCGGCTCAGGTAACATACACTGCAGCATCCTGGAAATGCATCTCAAAATGCTTTGTTGATCCAGCTCTGGGAATCATGGTACCGACGGAAACAAAAGCCGGAAGTACAACAGGATTCTGCAACGGATTGTATACGGATTCCGGTACGAGCGGACAGCGAGAATGGTTGTCCCTGGGCTCTCTGGGCTCTGGCACGATTTACGGCCTCTGGGTTCTGTATGCGAGCAGTGGCGTTGGCCATGCGGACTGGACTATCGTCTCCGGCGTTTCACCGAACGGCACGCGGGGTGAATGGCAGGCGGCAGCCTGA